GACGTTTCGTAGGGGGCGACTTGGGGTTTCATGGGTTGAGCAATTCCACCAGCTCGACGCCGTCGACCGACCGATAGCCGGGGAAATCCTGGCCGATGGGCATGGCCGTGTTGAAGCGGACAGGGAAATCAAACTCGAAACCAGCCGTTACCGTCTCGCCGGTCTGCGGACGGGTATGGACAACCCCGCCAGATACATAGGTAGAGAAAGCCGTCGAGTTGATGGCTACCGTGATCGTGGTCGCATCCTTGGCGGTGATCAGCGCCCGCAATCCGTTGATCTGCGTCATCCCGGCCACCCCGGAAACCTGCACCGACTGGCCGACAACCAGCGGGTGAGAGCCAAGCGTCAGCACCGCCGATACGGCCTTGGTGATGGCGGTGATGTTGTAGGTCTGATTGGCGGCGAAGGTGACGCGGCCGGTGGTTGTGACAACCGACCAGTCAGCCGAGCGGATTTCTGTCGCGCCGATGGCGACCTTGACCGTTCCCGCTACCGGCTTTTTGATTTCGCGGTAGGCGTACCCTGCCCCGCCGGCTGGCTTGTCGGTGCCGTAGTATTTGCACAGTTGATAAACGCCGGTCGAAACCAGCGCCATCGGCTGGTCAAAAGCCGTGGGCGTGCCGTTGCGGCCGTTGCTGGAATACTCGTCATAGCAACGCACCCGGAAGCCGGCATATTTACCGTGGGCGCGGTGATAGATGCCTTGTAGCTCGGCGTAGGTCTTGTCGTTGTCGAGCAGGTAGGAAATATCGAACTTGCGCACCGGGAATTGATGGACCAGCCGCCGGTATTCCTGCCCGCCGGAGGTGGTGATGATGTCGACGGCGTAGTCGTCTGAGTAGCTTGATCCGTAGCGAACCAGATCATTGATGCGTTCTTCGAGAAAATCAGGCATAGCGCTGTGCTCCGCTCATGGCGCCTAGTGCAGCGCGTGCCCCGGCTGCAGCGCTGCGCCGGATTTCGGCTTTGTCGGCGCCCTGCCCGGCATTGATGGTCTGGTTAATGACCATGCCGCCCGATCCTCGACCGGACATCTTGACCGGGATGTTTCGACCGTCCGGCAAAGGGACAAAAGCCTCTGGCATTCGACCCTCGCCAAAAACTGCGAACTGTGGCGAGTTGGCAACACCGCCGTTGGCGTATTTGTTCAGCGGCAACGGGCCGGCGCTGGTCATGATTCCGCCGTCGGCAAAGCCGAAAAGCGACGACCAGTTAATCGACCCTAGCCAACTTCCGGCCGCGTTGATGCCTTTGCCGATCAGCCCAATATCGGCCCCGGCCGCGCTGCCAGATGTGGCGCCGCCGGCAATGTCGCCAAACAGGGCCTTGGCAATTCTGGCGGCGGCAGCTTCGGCGGCCATGCGTTGCAGCATCTGGCCGAATTTGGCCGCCATCTTGTCGGTGCCTTCGGAAAATGGATCGAAGAGGAAATCGGCCAGGGCGCTCTGAATATTTCCAGCGGCCTTGCGGGCGAACTCGTCTATTTCATTGGATGCATCGGCCGATTTCTTGGCCGTGCCTTCCAGTCTTGCTGACACTGCTTCGAGATATTTTTCTTCGGCAATTCGGCCTGACGTTAAAGCCTGCGTCAGCAGCAGCATGTCGTCGCGGGTTTCTTCCAGCTTGCTTGACTCGGTTTCTGACAGCAGGCGGTTGAGGCGTTCGATTTCGTCGGCAGCCAGCTTGCTGGCCCCGGTCAGGTCGTCGCGGACGGCTTTAATCAGAGCGGGGTCTAGGCCGGCAGCGGCCAGCTCGTCGAGTTTGGCCAGCGTCGCTTGCAGTTCGGCGGCTTTGGCGATGTCGGTCTTTTCAAGCGCCGATGCAATGCGCTCGGTAAGCATGGCGTCGTAATCGGTAAATGACGACTTCGCTTCTTTGGCGGATTTTTGCGATTTTCCTGTCGCCCCTGACGGCGAACGGACAATATCCTTCTTGTCGTCAATTGCCCGGCCCCTGCCCTCGTTGCCGTAATTGGCGCCGCCGGCAATAGCTTCCTGAACCTGCAATTCCTTGTAATAGGAGATCGTCCGCTTGACGGCTTCTATCTTCTTTTCCAGCGCATCGGTCGGGCGGCCTTCGTTCAGGGCGCCGTTCCTCGACACGTTCAATTCGTCCAGTTGCCGTTTGGCGTCCTTCAATTCCTTGCTGACGTTGACGTTCTGGAGGCCAGGAATCTTCTTGTTGAGGATTTCAAAAAACCCTTCAGAGTTTTTCGCGGCAATGACAAAGCTCTCGGCTACCTGATTCAGCCACGGCAGCAGATCGCTGGCCAGCGACCGCCCGGCAGCGCCAGCGGCGATATTCAGGCGCTCCAGGTTGTCGTTGAATTCTTCGGCCTGCTTGGCGAGCTTGCTATCGATGATGCCGCCTAGCCTGCCCGCCTCGTCGGCCATCGATTTTAGGCCGGATGCACCGCCATTCAGGAGCGGAATCATCTTGGCGCCTGACTTGCCGAAAAGGTCAATGGCAAGCGCGGTCTTTGCCGAACCATCTCGAAATTGCGAGAATTTCTCGGCAACTTCGGCCAGGACAACATCGGAGCCTTTGAGATTGCCCGATGCGTCCTTGACGTTGATGCCCAGGTCTTTGAACAGGTCGACGGCTTCCTTCGACCCGCTGGCAGCCTCCTGCATCTTGACCGACAGCTTGCCGAGGCCGGTGGTCATTTCGTCAACTCCGACGCCGGCCATGCCTGCCGCGTAGGTGAGCGCGGTAAATTCTTCCGTCGTCAAGCCGACCTGCTGCGCTGATTTGCTGATCGCGTCCAGGCTATCGACCAGACCACGGAATTTCTCAATTGCCCCGGCGGCGATGATTGAACCTAGGGCAGCGCCAACAACCGTGCCAACATTCGACCATGTTTGCTTGATGCGATTGGCCGAATCTTCGCTTGACTTGGCCATTTTGGACATGTCGCGCTCAAAATTCGCCAGCCGTGCCTCGATGTCAATTGATAACTGAGCGATGGCCATTTCAGTCTTTCGCGTTTAAGTGATCGCGCAGCGCTACAAGTTGCGCAACGAATATTTCTATGTCATCAAAGCCGTACATTTCGGCGACCGTCGGCAAGGCGACCCAATCAATCCCCTGCATGACGTTCCATGCCTTAACAACGAGGTTCGATTGGTGGTCTGTGTTGACTGGCCTGACCTGTTCCGGCAGGTCTTGCTGGCCAAGCCAGTCAATTAGTTTTTTACTGCCGCGCCCTGCTTTTCCTGGTGCTCGGCATAGGCTTTGAAGACCGACTCGACCAGCTTGCTGGTGATGTCAAGCCGGTCTTCGAGCCATGTTCCGCAGGCGTCAGCATCGAAATCGAGCGTGTGCGGGGCGCCGGTGCCGGTCAGTGACAACTCGGTGACGCCTTCCCACCCGACAATAAAATTGATGATGGCGCGGCCCATCTTGGCGCCGCGCAAATCAATCATTTCAAGGTCGGTCGGGCGGCGGACAATAAAGGTGAGGCCATCGGCCTCGACCTTTACCTCACGGGCCTTGCGGATTTTGTCGGCAAGTGCGCTCATTGATTAGCTCGCGTAATAGGTCGGCGTGCCATTCATCGTGATGGTCGTCTTGGTCGTGGCCAGTTGCTGCGCAGACCCGCCAGGCAGCAGGCTTGCGCCGACGTAACCGTTAAAAACCATGATCTGGCCGCCCGTGCCGAAGGTGAACATAAAGGCGCGTTTTGCCTGCGCATCGGAGGCGGCCTTCATGGCTTTAAGGCCGGCGTCTGACACATCCCAGATGTTGTCGAACGAATAGGCGGCGGCCGTCGGCAGGCCGGGAACCTGTGAGCGCTGCGCCTGGTGAATCGTCGTGGTGTCGATAAAATCGAACTCGCCACCAGATGCTGACAGGCCGGTTGCCGTGGTGATCGAGGTGCCGAGCGTCAGTTTCTGCACGGTGCCGCTGGTGAAGGTGTCAAACAGCGTCGTGTCTTCGCCTTCAAGCACGAAGTTTGTGCCGGTCGGGGTTTTGACGCGAAACACGCGGTCATCGACCTGGCGCATGCCCTGAACCGAAAGAACGACGAAATCACCGGCTGAAAACGAATTCGCTGCCGTGACAACCCCCTCAGTCGCTTTTGAGATAGCCGTAATCGTGATAGCGGTAGCGATAGCCGACTGCATCGCAACGGCCACGTTGCTCCATTTCTTTGCTGTTGCCATGATGTTTGCCTTTCTTTTGGCGTAAAAAAACCGCCCGGAGGCGGTTGTTGTGGAAAGTTGAAACGGTTAAGTTGTTGTGAACCAGTCGGTTTCGATGGTTACTGCGAATAGCCCGACCTCGTTGTCGTATCCGCTGCTGCGGTCAACCGGCAAATTCTGCGAAATTTCAAGCGCCAATTCGATTTGGTCAGCCACCGCTTCGACTTCTGATCTGGTTTTTGCCCAGGCCGTCACCGGGAAGTGGACAAATTCGCACACCCTGGCCCCACCTATGGTGTAGGTCGGCAGCGTATTGGCGCGGACGAAAACCACGGCCGGCAGGGAAACGTTTTCCGGGATGGCATCTGGATAAATACGGCTGCCAACAAGGTTGGTCAGCCCTGACTGGCTGGACAGCGCGGAATACAGTTCTGTTTCGGCGCTCATTTGCGTTTATTCCATTTTTCAAGTTGCGGAACGACTTCAGCGAGAAACACGTTCAGCGCCTCGCCAAGCGAATCACCGGCCGGCTTGAGGAATGGCTTGGCGGCCATCTTCGACGTTCCGAACTCAACGAATCGCCAGTAATACGGATCGTTTGGCGACTTTGCGCCCCGGTCGCTGGATTTTTTAAGTGTGCGATTTCTGATTTTCGCACCGAGAATGCGCGTGCTGGTCGTTGAATATTTCGCGCCGGCTGCCGGCTTGATGTTGATGAAAACGCCGAGATTGCCAGCCTTGCGCGATTCTTTGCTGACTCGGACTGTTAGCCGTTTGCGCAACAGGCCAGCCGTCCGGTAGGGATTCTTGGCTGCCGAGGCTGCCGACATGATCGGCACTTCGCGCCGGGCGATCTGCAATGGCACCCTGGCCGCTTTTCTCAGCGCACCAAGAATGACCTTCTTTCGCATCTGTTCCGGGATTTCCGACAGGACGCGTTTCAAATCGTCCATCCCGGAGATTTTTACCGTCAGGTTATCGGCCATCACGCACCCCGTTTACTGCCATGATTTCGATGGTTCCTGAATATTTTTCAGTGCCTGGAATCAGCCCGGCAATGTCGTAGGGCTGGCCATTCCAGATCAATCGCATGTCGGTTGTGAGGCCGGCGCGGTCACGAATCATGAAGCGGGCATCGATTGTGTGCTGTTGCTGGTTGGCCGAATAAAATGCATTGCCACGAAGCGGCATAACTTTTGCCCATATCGCCGGCAGGCTAACCCACGAAACAACATCCTCACCAATGGCGTTTTTTGTCACCGACTTGGACTGCAAAACAATCCTGTCGCGCATCTCTCCCGCCGCGATCATCACGCATCCCCATAGATGCGATATGGATCAAGTAGGCGATGCCAAAAACGGTCGGGCAAAGCCGACAGCGGACGGTCTGAAATGGCCTCGCGTTGTGCATACATTGCACCGATGGCAAGCAGCATCCATTGCTTAATCGATTGCGGAACATCTGCCGATGCGCCATATCCGCAGACGTAGCGAACGCGAACCGCATTCGGAACAGGTAAAGTTTCCGGCCAGTCACGACCATAAGCAGGCACCAGATAGCCAGGCTCAGAATCCTTGTCTAGCAAGGTATCAACGGGGTCTAATACCTGATCGTTGCCGTCAGAATCAATAAACGACACCGAGACAATCGACTGAATAGGCGCTCCGCGAAGAATGAAATCATGCGGAAAGCAATCCCTTACAAGTTCTCTGGTCTGCGTGCAAAGCGCCCGTAGCGTTTCATTTTCTGCCTGCTGCCGAGCCGCTACGATCAATGACGAAATCAGCGCGTCATCGTCGCTACCGTC